CCCAATTCTTAGAGCTGAATAATTGAACGATTGTACCTTTCTCTCCAATAACGAATGCTGTCGCAACCCTTCCTTCCTTTTGTTGAAAGTAATTTGCAACTGCTATTGGATTACCACCTCCTGCTGTGTGGTGTAAATAGATTTGTTTTTTTTCGTGAAAATCTTGAAAAAATTGGTCGTCAGATAGGCGTTTCTGAACTATCTTGGTTATGTCTAATTTCATTGATATCTTTTTTAATTTCTTTAGCTCTAGCAAACAAGTTTTTCAGACCTTGCCAAATATCTATACCCTTAACCGCTTTGTAATTTTCATTAATGCTCATTACCTCAATAGATACTAGCACTAGTGATAATATCTTGGTAAGCATTAAAGGTACTGAAAAAAATGTTAAAATAATATCATTTAGAATGAAATAATCTATCAGGTAGAAACCAATGACAGCTACCTCATATAACATTATTTTAGAGATGATGGCTGATAGCCTACGTGATGTGATGGGTACCTTTAACTTTTTAGCCTTCCAAATACCTGTTAAAGTATCTACCACAATAGCAAAACCAATTAAAAATATTATCCCTGATATAGGTAAAAAGAAAGAACCTATCACTGTTAAAAGTTGCACAATTGATTTTTGAATTGAAGTTAATAAGATGGTTAATTGTGTTTTCATGGGGCTAGGTCTTCAAGGGCATCTAAAAGGCTAAAAGCCAAATAAAAAAAAAGAGTACAACCTCCAAGCTTTACATAAAGCTCACCATCACTCAACATCATTGAAAATGAAGTAATAAATCCAAATAAAAAATAAAAAGCTGCTAGAAAGTTTTTATGCATTACACTTTTAAGTTTATTTTATAACTATATTTATTCCTATCTGTATCATTACCAAAGAGCTATAATTCTACTTGCTGATGTTCCTGTTAAAACCCTTATAACTTGAATAGGAAGGAAAGACCCCGAAGGAATATTCATAAAGCTAACAGTGTCACCTCCTGCTGTTACAACAGATACGTCTCCACCAATACCAACATATAATACGCATGGCTCAATTGTCCCTGACATGTTTGTGCCTGAATATAATTCGTAAGCGTCTCCGCTACCCGATATAATATCTAAATTTAAAGTCAAAACAGTAGCGCTATCTACATTTGTAACCATTGCACCTAATGCATTAGCATATGCCGTGTCACCAACTTGGACACCCAATGCAATAAAGTCTACAGTGCTATCTATAAGTTTAAATGGAGAGGCTGAACTAGTAGTACCCTGTAGAATAAGACTTGGCATTGGTATATTCGTGTCATCAGACGGAGTAACAGGCAGAGCTCTACTTACTTGAAGTTTTAAATTTGGCATGGCTTATTTTTTTTTAGAATTTTTCATAGCTGCTTGTGCGTTTTTCGCATAATTATTTCTTGCTCCGGCAGTTAAATTTTGATTACTAGCTTCTTTAATATCAAAAGCTGTTTTTTTACCAACCATCACTTTAGGAGCGACTTTTTTTGCAATAACTTTTTTGGTCTTCATAATTTTATTTTTTACGGTTAAACATTTTATTTACAAGTAAATTAGGATTGTTTAATGCTTCTTTTCTTTTACTGCATCCACAATCTTTACCTACAGCCTTTGAAACAGTGTCTACTACCTTTTTAATCCCTGTAGTAGTTGTTATTTTTTCAATAGCGTCTCCTAGTCCTTTCATTTGATTTTATTTTTACAAAGATAATGAAATTATCTTATCTTTTTTGTAGTGTTTGTTTTAGGATTATAAGTAAAATTACTTGTCGGCTCACCTGTTCTTTTAGAGGCCCTATCCTTTGCTCTTTGAGATGCAGTCATTGCATTTCTTTTTAATCCTTCAGCAGTAAATGTCTTTCCATCTTCTTTTAGATGTCCACGTTTTTGCAAAATAGCTATAGCTGTTTCTTTACTGCCTACCTGAGATGCTAATCTATCGATTAACTGATTGCTACCCATAAACTTTTGAGTTGCCATATCTTTATACTTTTGAAATTTTTCTACCCATACCAACTCTAGACTTCTCCGCCTTCTTGGCCATTAGCCTAGATGGACTTATCTCAGAAATTGTTTTAGGAGTTTGTGAAGAAACTCTCACCTTTGGTCTGCAGTATTCATTCTTTCCTCCTGCACCACAAGCCTTACCTGATTTGGTATCAGTCCACTTTTCTTTCTCCCATCTCTTTAAAGATGTGCCTGCCTCTGTCTTTCTAACAGCACCCGACCCCTTCCTACATTTAGCAATAGCTTGAGAAGCCCTTGCAGAAGGGAACACATCATACTGAGCCTTTACTTTTTTATAGCACGCGTCTTTCATATCCAATGATTATTTTCTTCTTCCCACCAAAATGTTAAATCTTGAGTTTCATTATCGTAATACTCTCCAACAAAGTTAGACTTAAATATTGAACTTTTGTTTTCAAATAAAGATAAATAAAATACATCATCTTTTATACCTAAATATTCTTCTAAAAAATTTGATAAAAAAGTATAGTTTCCACCTATTATAACTCCGGCCTCTACAAATAGTATTTTCTTTCCTTTAAGTTTATAAGAATAAAGATTAAGTAATTGTTGTAACTCATAAACATATTTTTCATTCCAAATTTCATCAGGATAAGGCACGTCTACACCATACCCATCGCAAATCTCACCACCAAAACTAAGTGCATGGCGTAATAATTGACCAACATTAGAGGAGTAATCTGTAGAGACTGTTACTACTACAGTATTGCTTGCGTTAAAATCTTGCTTTAATAAGTCTTCTGCTAAACTTAGTGTTAATGCAGTTTCTTTTTCTTGAGAAATTAAAAGCTCAACTCTTTTCATTTTTGGGTTTTTTATTAGCAACATTTGTGACAACTTTACCAACATTCCCTTTTAAGAATTTCATCTTACCGTCTAATGATTTCTTAGACTCGTATTGCTTTGCTTTTTCAATTATTTTTTTCATTAACTATACTATATTTAATGTTGTTCCTGATGGTACAATTAATGTATATCCTCCACCCATAGTTAATGGGCCCGTGTAATTTACTACTGAGTTTTGAGGTAATGTTATATTAGCATTTATAGCACCGATAACTGTAAATCCATTTGCTGAAATGCCATCTGCTACACATGAAGTAGAAATATCTTCAATTGTAAATGGCTCAGATTCATTATTAATTAATGATGACTTTCTTTCTACTAAATTTACATTTGTAGATACTCCAATAAATCTTGTACCGCTTGCTATTGTGCTCATAATTATTTATTTTCTAGTGTTTGTACTTTAGCTGTTAATTCTTTAATAGCTTGAACTAATACAGGGATTAAGCGACCTGCTGACGCATATATCTTATCTTCTGAGATTTCCTCATTAACAAGCTGAAGCTCTTCTGAAATATTGTATTTCTCTTGAACAGCTTTTAAGTCTTGTGCGATAAAACCGCAATCTTTTACATCGTGTTTACCATTCTCGTCACGGTCATCCCAAACAAACTTAACCGGATTTAATTCATTTATAAATTCAAGTCCTATAGGCAAATTCTCTATGTTTTTCTTATCTCTACCATCAGAAAGTGATGTAATAGACGTAACTTGACAAGCTAATGTAGTTGTTGAAGCATTTCCTAAAATAATAGTATTACTTGTCGTTGCAGAAGCATCAAATCCATTAGTTCCAATAAATACATTATTGCTACCTGTTGTAATACTTCCTCCGCTATTACCAACACCTGCTCTGTATCCAACAAAAACATTGCTGTTTCCTGTTGTTACTTGTTGACCGGCCTCTGCTCCCACTATTGTGTTTGCGTATCCCGTAGTTGTAAGGGCCCCTGCATTATATCCAACAAATGTTCCACTTCCTCCCGTTGTCCCTGAACCCGCCCCATAACCAAGGGCCGTACAGTTTGAAGAAGCTGATTGAAGAGTTAAATTTCCAATGGCTGTATTATTAAAAGATGTTGCATTTTGCAATGCATTAGTTCCTATAGCTAAAGAACCTGTATTAGAATGTCCGGCATTTAATCCAATAGCTAAAGCCCTTTGAGCTATGAAACCTGTGGTTCCTACTATATCTATATTATTTACTGTTACTGTATTTACAGTTGATGGATTTATAACGTCCACATTTAGAGAAGCTAATGGCATCATTTTAGTTTTTATTTATCATTTTTACAAT